GTTAGATACTGCTCCTATGCCTTCGTCTGATATTTTATCTACTTGGAACTGGCCTGTATTTAGGTCCCCCGTTACTACTGTAACCGAGTCTTCTTTAAAAACATATAACGCATTATCTTGTGATTTAATGCCGCTATTCTCTCCACCCTGTCTAGATTGTGTAAGAAAACCATTTAGCTCCGTAAAGCCTTCAGTAAACTGGACGTCTTCATAAAGCACCTTGTCAGGGTCATTTTCAAAACCAGTCATTACAATAGCGTTTCTCCAAATGTCTATGTATTTACCATTTGTAGGAGCGTCCAAGCTAAGGGGTGGTAATACAAAGTCCTCGGTTAATGTACTGTCTGCAACATTATCGTTCCACTGTACATTTAAAGGTATACTGTCTGCCACCACATAGTATATAGACCCTCCGCCTGAACCTACTTCTTTAGTCCTTAATATAGTGGCCGTTACGCTAGAAGCGTAGTTTACAAGGGGAACACTGCTAGGTGTGATAAAAGGCGTGTTTGTCCCATTAGTGGTTATTTCAAGCTCATCACTAGGTGCAGAGTATATAACATTTCCGCGTGCGTCTGTGTAGTTATATAGAACCCTATACCTATATGTTCCATCTGCAGGCGTGCTAGAAGCAGGTCCCCCAGAGCCGGAGGCAAAACCTGTTCCTGGGATGGGTTTAGGTAGGCTTGCCTGGTAATATTCTGTACCGTCATACTTCCATAGGGCATTACCGGATGTAAAGTATATAACCCCGTCTCTTTCAAGAAAATCAAAGGGTTTTGGACTAATCACAGAAATAGAAGGGCCTGTCACTTCTTCCGTGTACTGTATAGGTATGGTATTATTTTCAGTAGTTATAATCTGTGAAAAAACTGGGGTAGAACTCGCCTGGTCCCCTTGTCTAGCTACTGGGACAGTTAGGTTTATATTTACTGTAAAAAAGCTAGCAGTGACATCTCCCCAATCTACGTTTCCGTTTTCAGGGTTTCCTAGAGATACTCTGAGTACCTCCACGTTGTCCTCATAAGCTACGATATACTTACTATTGAAGCTATCTTGGTAGTCCATTTCTATTTCTACCTTAAGCTCAGCCGCGCCCGTATAGTTCACAGTGACTTCGTCCGTTAATATTTTTAGTATAGCATTAGAAGTACCGCTTTGTATTAAAAGCCGTTCTCCTTCAGACGTAGTTAGGGCAGCTATAGTACGACCTTCGTCTACTACTAGTAAGTCTTCTCCGCGTCTCTTAGAGAGACCAAAGTTATCGTACATATCCGCATTAAGCGTATCTGTAAGGCTAGTATCATCCCTAAGTAGCTCAGGAGTTACTACAGAAGTACCCCCTAATATTCTAAAATTCTTTTTTAAATTAAAACTCATCAAAATTCCTATTAATATCGGGTATATGTAATATATCATCTGATATTACGCCATAACTCTCTACAATTTCTCTTTCCATTTCTAAAACAATTTGTTGCTGTATCGCAAACTCTGCAGAACCGTCTCTTTGAAGCATCTTCATTTGGACATAGCCCATTAGATACCTTTCTACAATTTCGTCCATTTGAGAGTGCGTAGAGGCCTTCTTGCCGATTACTACCCTAGAGCCTACTAGCTCTGTGTCGGTTTTATCTGTGTTAATAAAGCTAGTAAGTGTAACGTCTCCGGTGTTTACGTCTATGTCATCAAACTTTATTTGATCTTGCACAATTTCCCCGTGTCTATTAACTAAAGAAAAATGACTGTCTCTTTCAAGCTCATCAAAATCAGCTCCATTAATGTCTAAGCTAAGTGCGGTAATCTGTCCATTTGAAACAGTGGCGGCATCTATTAAAGCTCTCTGTAAGTCTAGTTTTGGTACAAAACAAACATAAGTAATGCGTACTTGTCCCCTGCTTGGTCTAGGTCTAAGGGAAATCTTACCCGACAATCTTATATATGTTTCCGGCCTTATGTCATAGTAGTCGATATCATCAAGGTTTGCTACAAAGTCTGGCTCTAAGCGTTCCCATTCATCACTAGGGGTATAACGAAACTTAACATCCGTTATCTTGTTACCCATAAAAATGTCATAAGGAAGGCTATAGAATCTCTCACCTGTTACATCTAAAACTACTTCCTTAGTAAATACTTTAGGGCTTGTTTTAACTATTTCAGATTGTAAACGCTCTTGGGCGTCGTTAAAATACCTAAGTATCTCTCTATCTTTAATGCCGATAAACTCAGAGACATCCTGGTTCTCTGTAGCTTCCCGTACTTCTTCTATTAAGTATTTTATATTTCTCATATTATACCAACGTGTTTGCTAAATTGTTTGCTAAACCCTGTAAGATATTGGACTGGGCAATACCTTGTTGTTGTTGTATTTGACCTATATTACTAATTTTATTAGCTTCTATCTTAGCGTTTTCTGCCTTTCTTTTAGACCTAGCAGAAAGACCTCCGGAAATACCTCCAATTACTCCGCCTATGGCAGCTCCCCAAGGTCCTCCTATGGCCATTCCAGTGGCAGCTCCTGAAGCAGCACCTCCGGCCTCTGTATCACCTGCGCCCATGGCTTGAACTGCAGCATCTACTCCTTGAAAAGCGGCCTTCATTTTAGCCTGAGGTGACTGTTTAATCTTTTCCCCTAAACTAGACACGTCTAATTCTGAAAATCCTGGGTCTTTTAATTTTAAGCTTGATAAATCTAAGTTACTGTAATTCATTATAATAATCTCCTTAATAATTCTGAAATTGCAATAAGCGCTGCTACTGCACCACCCTGTAGTAAAGTTCCCTTAAACATACGATCTTCGACTTTTTCAATTCTTTTTTCATTTGCAGCGGTACGTCTCATGTGTTCTGTAAGTGACTTAGAATTGATTTTTGTTTCTATCTCTATAGACTGTACTTTTTCAGATATAGTTTTAATGTCTTTTCCAATTTCTTTTAATTCTTCCATATTAAAACCCGTCCACCTCTTCAAACATGTTATCAGGATACTCATATATTGTAGCATGGGTTCCACTTAAGCCCCCATTACCTATAAGAACGTCGCTTGCAGAATCCTGTAAGTTTATTGTCTCAATAGTCGCTGTAGTGGTCGTCGCTGTAAATAACGCTTCAATGCTTGAACTATTACTAACGTAGGAAGAGGGAGAGTTTGTGTCACAATAAAATTGTGCTATTGTAGACCCGTCGTGGGAGATTATTGCAGATCCTTCGCCTGCCTGAACCCTTAAAAAAGCTGTAAGCACTATCTTATACTTTTTGCCTATTACCAAATTACTAAAACTAAAAACGGTAGCATTTCCTGTTTCGTTGGCCGCAAGAAATTTTGTCTGCGTCTTAATTTTACCTGCATTACCTAACTGTATTAAAGGGCAGGCGGATGCCTTTATATTGTCAATAGAGGATATAAAGTCAGAGGACACGGCTGATTGTTCAGATAACTTGTAGCTCCCTACCCTAATCCTAATCTCAAAGGATGTATTGACACTAGAGGATAGGTCAAAATCAAGGGAAACATTGCTCACCCCTAATGCTGGCTGGTTAATAGTTTTAACATCAATGGAAGTAGCTGCAGTAACATCGTATACTTCAACACCTATTACGCTGTCATATGTCGAGTGGACCTGTAATACATTTAGGTCGAACGACACATTTAGTTTTTGGGATTCTTGGGAAGCACCGTCTAAAGTGACTACCTGGTATATATAAGGTGTAGATAAAATTATGTCATCTGGAACATCTGCCACAGCTGCGTCTAATAAAGATCCAGTAGTTAGTCTAAAATCCCCTGCGCCAGATAAAGGATTTGTAGTATTTCGGGATAAGGTAACCGACCCACTGGTAGTCCATCCTAAAACATCTACATCAGCGTCTGGATTTACTACCGCGACTGTCTTAGGACTTATATCCTCTTTTAAATCTAAGGCTGCCTGTTGTATAATTGACACAGGCTTATTTACATCCGACGTATTGTTTACATTAGATATAGACGTAATATCAGCTTTTAAATCTAGTTCGGACTGTGTTGCGTTTGAAACAGGCTTATCTAGGTCAGCTGTGTTATCTATATTCGATATAGCCGATTGGTCTGCCTTTAGATTTAAAGCAGTTTGTGTAGCCGTGCTAATAGGCTTATCTGCATCGGAGGTGTTATCCACATTAGATACTGAAGAAGCATCTGCCTTAGTGGATATTTGGTTAGTTACCGTGGTAGCGAAATTAGGGTCGTCCCCTAATGCGTCTGCTAATTCATTTAGCGTATTCAGTGCGTTGGGAGCACTATCAATTAGGTCTGCTACCTTTACGTCCACTTGTGCTTCATTTTGGTAATTCTCCCCAGATACTGCATCTATAATATCCTGCTCGGAGTTTACTACATCTAATTTACCCGTTAGTGGGTTTACTTTTAACCCTGCCATTACGAATCTACCACGCTAGTTACTTTATTATCCCCATTATAAAAGAATGTTCTTGTTAATACTGTAGAGGCAGCTAGGGAATAAACAATTGTTTCTACTTCCCCTACGCCATTTCCTGAGGCTACATAAGTTATAGTTTTAGTATCATGCTTCGGCTCGTCTCTTAAATTATCTAATAAAACACGTACTTCCTCAAGTTTTGCAATAAGTGCATCTTGTTTAGCCTCTGTAGTATCAGATGTAGATTGTCCGGCTATAAGGCTGTCTAACTTAGTGTTTGTGCTTTGTGCTTCCGTAATTTGTAGCGTCTGATTAGCTGCGGTAGAGTCGGCCGGGCCTCCTCCTCCTCCTCCGCCTCCAGAGACTATGTTTACATCTAATGCTACTTTACCGGAATCTTCTGATACAGTTACATCTTTAACTTCGTTATTGTCGGTAGATATTCTACCCCTTAGTCCTCTTATTGACATATTGTCCCCTATAAATCTTCATCGTGAGGTATTAGAAGACTTGCGTCCTGTACACCCTCATTAATTGTATTTTGTCTATCATCTATTGATCCCGATTCTACCACTTCCCCCGGAGTTGGGGCTAATAACATAGCATCCCGTACAGTTTGTTGGGTTAGTCCTCCTATAGTATACACTGGGCTATAATCTATTTGTATTGAATTAGATAAGGGAGCGATTATAGAGGTTTCATCATCCCTAAAAATACGTCCTCCGGTAACTAATAGTGGAGATAGTTTTATATTATCTAAAAGAATGTCAACTACGGAAGTGTTCATTTGTATAGAGTTTACACCAGGCCAAGTAATGGCACCAAATGCTTCCTCTATTCCTACCACAGTTGTAGAAAAATGGCAAAACCATGCTCCTAGTCTTTGGATAGTTGTGGTATTGTCTGAATCGTTTATATCTACCTGCACATTTCCAGAGTCCCAAGAAAATTCAGAAACTAAAGATCCATCTACTCCAGCAGAAGTATATACGGTATCATCTACTTGGGTTATGGGTATTGAGTTTGTTGTAGTAGTTCCTTGAAAAGTAAACGTACCCTCTATACCCTTTTTACAGTTTAACCCGTCTTGAAAGGCTATCCTATACCTACCTACGTCCCCTGCCATAAAATCTGTATCTGCGATAAAGATTTCACTAATCCCAGAACCCCCGCTTACAAGCGCATTAGAAAGTTCTGTGTCTTGGGTGATATTATAAATTTGAAATCTAGACCCATCTATGATGTTTGGAAACGCTAGGGTATACGTCGTAGGGGCAGACTGTATAGTAATTGTCCCTCCTTCAGTAGATGAAGACGTTGTAAGTCCTGAAGGAAGCAGAACAGTTACAGCATTTGTTGCGCTGTCGTTTCTTATTTTTAAAGTATAACCTGAAGGGACGTTTATATTTGAAAAGTCATAACTGCCGGCCCCACCAGAACCAAGTGTTAAATCGTATTGTAAGTTATCAGATAGGGTCACATCTATACCCGTATAGTCACCCGCAGCTCCTACAGCCTTAAGCCCTAAAGACGTGGCATCACCCCCTCGGATAACTCCAGAGGTGATTATAGTGTCTGTCGTTACATTAACGCTGTTTGAATAATTTGCTAAAGTCGGACTATTATATGTACCATGCCCTAATGTAGCAGATTCAAAAGTATCTAATATTAGTCTGGTAAAGTTGGCTGTACCGGATGTGTTTCCTATTAAGGAAAAGGCAAAATCTTTCAACCTAGACCTGATTGCTACATCTGTCATTTCGACTATATCCGAAGGGCTTTGGTTTATAGTAACCTGTCTTATCGTTCCAGATAACTGAGGGCCCCAACACTCAAAATCAGTACCATCATGGTCCCCAAAAAAAGATATAGCAGCATTACTATCTTGGAACTCTGTGGGTGTAGAACCATCTCCTATGCCCCAATCCAGCCAAGGAACATAAACATTACCACCAACAGCTGCAAATTCAGTAGAGGGAGAATACCACTCATAAAAATGATTTGAATCAACTGTGTATACTAAATTTGAAAAGTCTTGGAACGTACCCTTGTCACTAAAATCTCCATTGATAAGTATATTTTGATCTGCTCCGCACAAGTACCCTATTATTCCTGCAGAACCTAGATTATTTGCAGTACCTTGTTTTACATAGTGCCACTCCACCGCAACGATGTCTGTCCAATCTATAGTTCCACTAAAGGAGGTAGGTGTAAGTGATTTGTGGTTAAGCATTCGACTATAATTGAGCTGCGACCCGGCTCCTATATTTTGTCTGTTGTAGGATTGTAGCAAAGAGGCATTTCTTACATTAAGGCCTACTGCATTGCTGCTACTCTCTTTAACTAAAAACTCTATCCAGTTACCTGAGCCATCCTCGAACAAAAAGTAAACGTCCGAAACCTGTCTATACTCGTTTGCAAACTCGTTGCCGTGTTGCATTACTAGGTATTTATGTACATCAAGATCTACAGGGGCTGTCAAAACTACCCTAGCCCCGTATCTATCCCCTGCGGCCGCACTAGTGGCTGACCGAGCTGCCTGGATGCCTCCATACCTTGATCGCAAGGTATTAACAATACTTGCAGAATTAATAAGAGGGGCTATCGGAGTAAGTCCTGTAATACTATCTTTAAGTGAATATCCTGATATTAAACTCGGTGCTGCCATTAGGAATCCCTTCCAATTATTGCGCCCGATAATACATCTGTAGAATCATTAAAATTAGAGTAAAAAATATCTTGTGTAGATGTATATGGGGAAGGTACAAACCTATATCTGGTAGTACCTCCCAATGTATAATTAAACACATTTCCTCCTGTTATTGCTTTATTTAGTGTAGGGGCAACGTCCCATCTAGTGGCATAGTCATTCCACGAAAGCCCTGCACCAGTTGCGGTCGCTAGGAAATCTAGTGCAGATTGTACATTTGCCTGGGGTGCTCCTAGTGTACTATTATTAATTTCTATGTTTTCGGCCGCTACATCATTAAATTCAATCCACGCCGTGCCATTTGATCTGTATAATCCTGCCTCACGTTTATTAAATAGTAATATAGACCCCGTATCCTGTTCAACTAGGTAAACTGCCCCAGCATTAGTGGATGCTGTGGGGAGTGTTGCAAAGGTAGTTACTCTGCCTTCTATCCCTATAGTCTCTGCTACAGACTGTAACTCAATCTCTGCAGTGGCTGGGTTAAATATTAATTTCTTAGTAGTAGGCATTAAGACCTCTGTAATCTTTGTAAATCTCCATCTACATCATAAGTTATATCAAGGGTAGCCACAACAGCTGCCCCTAACCTATATACCACCTGGGTAGGGCACCCGGCGGCATTTTTAGATGTTACCTCAAAGTCATCCCAGTCTTCTGATATTAAAGGTGCCTGTAATTTTTGATTAATTGACTGTAATTCTAAAGTTTGTGCATCCTGCTTTACTGCAGTAGCTCCCCCTGAATCTACAGAGCCTCCCGAAACTATGTTTACGTCTAACCCTACATTAGTACCCTGTTCTGTAACGGTTACGTCTTTAGTTTGTATGGTGTTAGAAGATGTTTGTCCTTTTATCTGTCCCATTATTTACCTACGTAGAATTTTTCTAAAATTATTTTTTTTCCTGGATGTTTCTTTAATATCTCAGTAAGCTTAGACATAGCTTGTTTTATATCTAAGTTGCGCACTAATATAGTCTTTTTTTTGTCTCCAATGAGCTCTACTAAATTGCACTTTTCTTTGTATACTTTTTTATTAAACATATTGTCCTTTCTTATTGTATCACAAAAAAAGAAGGCGGTCCACTAAGAGACCGCCCCTTAACCCTCTAGTCGAAACGTGAGGGGATGTCGTTAATTATGCTACAGATAAACCAGAGATAATAGCTTGAAAATGCGGGTTAGCGTAGAAATCCGCGTATCCACCGTATCTAGCGTTATACTTATCTTCTACAGCGTCTCTTAAGAAAACTGTACCATCTTCGTCAAACCACTCGAATCCACCTGGAGCGCATTTTAAGTGCATTTTGTTGTCGTTAAGGATATAGATTTCAGAAGCAGGGACGAATCTTGATCTAAGAACTGGAATTGCACCTGAACCAACCATTACTTCGATACCACTGTAAGAGATATTTGCTTTAGAGCTGTTCATACCTTTTGCAGGCATGTTGTAACGCTTTTGATCTTCGTGAAGGTCTAAAAGAGCTGTGTACTGCTCATAAGAAGCTAAAAGAAAAGATGGACTTTCGCCGCATGACTTCTCTAGTGCAGAGATAACCTTGTTGATTAAGGCTGTGCTAATTGCAACACCTCCAGCGTCTTCTTGAGTTGCTTGCCATCTGCGGCCAATTTCGATGTTCTTATAAGTACCTGTAGTAGCTTTAAGTACGCCGCTAAGTCCTGGAAGCTCTTCGCCTCTTGAAAACTGCATATAAACTTCGTCAGTGTCCGCAGGAGCTACTGCAGGAGTACCTATGATTTCAATTGCTTTTGTGACGCCGTTGTCAATAACTTTAACTACTTCACACGCTGTAGCATCAGTAGCGTCTGTATTCAAGTGAATTACATCACCTTCTTCAAACTGCTCCATTACTGTAGCAGCCTCTAGAGGTAATACATAAGGACTACCTTCTGTACCTGCTCCTGTAGGCGTTCCGTCAACTGTAGCTAACAGACCAGTTCCCGCAAGATCGTTCAAAGTAAGCTGTCTTTCGATGTTTCTAGAAAAAGACTCAGTCAATTTCTTAACAGCATAAGAAGTCATTTCAACGAAAGCAGATGCTCCGCCTCTAGCGACTTTCATAGTTTCTCTGTCGATTGCTACTGTACCGTAAAGCTTCTTTCTTCTAAGTTGTGCTTTAAGGTTTTTGTTTCTAGAGCTTCTACCTAAAGAACCTGCAGATACACCGCCACCGATAGACTGCTCAACTGGAAACGAGTGAAACTCACCGTCAAAGTCGTCTTTTTTCTTAGCTCTACCGAGGATAGGGTTATTTTTGTTAAATTGTTTGTCTTGAAGAGCACCAAAAGTTTCTTTCATTAAGTTTACTTCAGTACTCTGATTATATGTCCAGGTTTCTCTTCCCATTATAATTTCTCCATTCTAAATTTTAGTCCCAGTCTACGAGGGCTCTTAATTCCTCCGCTGAGTGTGTTAAGTCATTCTTAACCAATTTCTTTGGTTTAGATAACTGTTTCTTTTTTAACTGTTTTTCTAACTCTTTCTTTTCAACTTGCGCTAGACTGTCTTTGATAACTGTCTGTAAATCCTGGTCAGTCAATTGAGGGTGACTTTGTATTAGTGACCGTAATTCATTTACAAACGTATCATTTACTTGGTCAGATACTGGGTTAACCAATGTCTGAAGTCTTTGTTCAGTAGCTAATTCTGCTCTTTGGGATAAAATCTTTTCTTCAATTGCCTTTAACGGTATTTGATCCATTTCAGGGGGAAGTTCTTTATCTAAAGCTTCGTACGCTGCGTCCCATTCGCTGTCGTTAATTTCGTGAGTTTCCCGAATAGAGTTAATTTGGTTTTGGAGTTCCATTTGGGCTGCTTCTGCAGCTTGTCGGGCTTGCTCCTCCTGCCATTTAGATTGGTCGGACTCGTTTTTCTCTGTCAGGTACTCGTTTTCGTCCCTTAGGCGCATATTATTGATCTGATCTTGACTCATCTGAGCCCTCTTATCAATTTCTGGCTTAAGGGAAGCGATTAACTGCTCCTTCAAGAGGTATGGGGGTATGTTAGCAAACTCTGCGAAGTATGTCAACCCCCCTAGGATATTTCCATCTTTTGTTGATTTTTCGAATTTCGATACGTAGCCTTCGATTTCTTCCTTTTGAGAATAAAACTCCTTTTTCTCGGCGTCTAGCTCTGAGAAGCGTTTAGCAGAGGCTTTAGCTCCCGATATACCGCTTTTTAGGCTTTCTAGTACTTCGGGGTGTTCATCCCTGATCTGTTCAAGGGTAAGGTCAAGAACTTCTCCGTCAACCTTGACTGAAATGCTAGTAGAAGGCTCTTCAGTGCTTTCTTCAGGCTTTTCTTTTTCTTTTTCGCTGTCGTTACTATCTTCAGGCTTGGCTTCTTCGTTTTTTTCTTCGGGAGTAGGATCATCCGATTGTTCACTATCATCTTTAGATGTGTCTTCTTCTTCATTCTGCTCCTCTTCCTCTTTTTCCAGGTTACTCAGGGCTTCTTTGGCCCAATTGTCGTCGTCTTCGGGATTTTCTGCATTAGAGTCAAATTCATTAGGATCTTCGTCAAATGCACTTGCGGCGTATGTCTTAAGATCAGCTACAGACTCCCCGGTGCTTTCAGGAGATACCTGGCTAGATTCTACGCTTTCTACTGCTTCTACAGAGCTATTATTTTCTTCTGACATTACTGACCTCCATCTTGATCTTGTCCAGGTATAGTTTCAGTTACTTCTTCTCCTCTATTAGCCTGTCCATTTACAGTAGCTTCTCTTTGAGCCATTGATCTTACTATGGATGCAGCTTGTTGCTGTAAACTAGGGGTAATAGGGAATAATTTAAGGTTAGCTAGCTGTGCACTAAATAAAGGATTAGTAACGGCCTTGTCTAATGCCATCTGCTCTTGTAAAGATACGTGCTGTATGAAATTCTCATAAATATCATTGTCAGCTTCTTCTTTAAATGATCTAGACTGTAATGCGGCATAGAATACTTTAAGCTTAGCTACGTGATCTTCAAAAAATTCAGGCGGTGCGATTTCTTCTCTAGCTAAGATGTCTTCTACTTCAGACTCTGCACTAGCGATGGCACTTGTAGCAATAGATACTAACTTTTCGTGTCCGCCAATATTGAGTACGTACTGCCATTCTTCCGCACTAAGAAGCTGTGGGTTATATTGCATAACTTCCATACTACGTTGTGTTTGTGCTGCCTTAGTTTCTGGGAATCCCGAGCTTGACTCGAACCTAATGTCGTAAGGTCTAGCAAATACTGCCGCATCAAAGTGTTTTAGTAAGGGGGCGTTGTTTCTACCTACAATTCTAACCATTCTTGGCTCGTCTGCAGAGTAGTTATCAGAAGCTATAGAAATAGCCTTCCTTGCCACACCCTTAATAAAGTTAGCGTGTTTAGAAATTAGTGAGGACTGTCGCTCTGATTCAAGTTCGTTTAAGAACGTGAGTGCAGAGGCAGCCGTAATACCTTGTGGAATGTCCCCACGCGAGATACCATGCGAGCCCATTAGGGTCTGCATTTCATTTTTGATATTCTCTCGAAAGCTGTATACTTCCGCAGGGTTGGGGTTGACTTGCATCAAACTTGGGGCTATTGGTCCAGAGTATTGTACAATGGTATTTTCGTTACCTAAAGAGTCAATTTTAACTGATCCTTTAGGGACTAACATCTTAGCGTGAGCAGTCATATAGATGTTCTTACCTACAAGAGTAGTAAGGTCGTCGTATAGTCTCTGCATAGGGAGTGCAAACTCAAGCTTAGATACTCCTCTGTTATCTCCTGGGAGATCGAGGTCTGTAATTCTTTCAAAGTTGAACTCATCCATAGAAAAGGGATAGTCGTTCTCTTCTAGTATCATGTCGTCGGTAAATTTACAATGAAAACCGTCCGGGACATACTTTGTACGCTTGTGGTAAAATTCCCATACTACAGTATGATTTTCTACCATACGTGGCTCTAGGCTGTTAGTGTCAAACACTGTTACAGGGCTAGATTCTCTATTAGCGTCCGCTTTTTTAAGCTTAGGGTAGTCTTCGTGTAGCTCATCTGTAGGTACAAGATGATACCTAAAGTAATATTCGCAGTCTTCAAACTTAGAAGTAATCTGAAGCAAGACCCTCCAAGGGTATTCTAGTTCAAACTTAAGATCCCCCTGTCTAATGGGGCGCAATTTCTTGCCCCCTACTTCTTTTATTCCCATCTCTCTGGCTTTAACGTAATCAGGGTCTAAATCGCCAATAGTTTTATCATAGGTAAGGAATAAAAAGGCTTCTCCCATTATTCCACAATGTCTATGTAACTCAATCATCTTACTATCTAAATCTTGTTGAGTAAATATATGTTTAAGCATGGCCTTAGCTATCTTAGCAGCCCCTCTATCGCTAAATTCGTCGTTTGCAGGTAGAACTTCTACTTCTGGCTTTAAACGTGTCATTTGGCTTGTACGGGTCTCTATTAGGTCATTAATATGTGGAATACGGAACTTACGAATCTTCTTACGCTTATGAGACGGGTCCATAGGGTCTCTTCTTACTACAGTGTCTGTAGAGTCTACTCCCATGTACGCGCGTAGGAATCTGCGTTGTACTTCTGTACGATATTGGCTCTCATCTAAAAGGTTTTTATAGACGTTTGTTAACCAGGCTAATTTACCTTTTTCGTCCTTATTTAAAACCTTAAAGAATGATTCTGTCTTATTTTTAGTTCCATACTCATTCATATATTATAGTCCTTTTAGTTCTAAGTCGCCGTCGAGAGTGGCAAGTTCAGGATAATTCAACTGAGCTTCCTCGCGATATTCTTTTTCAAATTTATCTATTTGAGCTGTTTCAAATTTCTCAGACACATTAATGTCTTCTTTTGATGCGCCTACAAACTGTACACTATGGGTACTTTTCTTGAAGGATTCAACCTCAACAAGTACGTTAAATAGTTTTGATAGTGTATAAATGGACGCGGATATTGATAATATACTAACGATTGCTAGCACAGATATAATTAAATACATAGTCACCTCATAGTTACTATATAATACTGGCACGAATAATGCAAGTAAACTAGACAAAAAAGGCATATAAGTGACAGTTATGACAACCTATAAGAATTATTAATTTGACAGCTAGAAAAAGACCCTATACTCTAAGAAGAGTCCTTTCCAAACTCTGAGAGTTAGGACTAATAAAAAGTCCCTTATGGGCTTGATGCCCGTCAGGGCCTAAACGCACTAGGGGTCTTAAGAGAGTTTAGTCCCAATCAAAAGAGTTATCAAAGTCATTAAAAAACTCAGAAGCTATACTGGAATCATGTGAAGGATGCCTAAAACGGTTCCTTTCCATTTCAGGAGTCTTATCTACTACCTGTGCCTGCATTGCAGCCATTATAGTGTAATTATCCGCGTGTAGCTTGTACCTTAAGCAGTCTATTGTATGGTCGTCTACTTTAGGAATACGGTCTTTATCATCCTTAGCATAAGACTCTACCTCTGAGATAGTGTTTTCACACCTATCAGAAAAAACAATAAGCCCGTGTAATAATACATCTTTAATCAGACTTATTCCTACATCCTTTTTATTTAGGTTCTTATTAGTGGGCATAAACGATACACCGAACTGGTCTAGTATTTCAGTAGCAGCCCATACCGCAGCCTCGTCATAAGTATTTACCCAGTCTTCGGATAAGTAGCCATGAGGCCATAGCTCTTTAGACTTCCTAATTAATTCTGGGAATATTTGAGAGGTAGAGGTCTTCGCCTGATTCGTTATGTATAGCTCGTCTAAGATATATACCTTCTTAGTATATGGATTTACTGCTCCTAGTAGACCTGCGTAGCAAGTTGTATTCCCAGGGTCTATTGTGCAGTACCATTCTAGGTCGTTCATGTCCCTGTGTATCTCAGCCATTATCTCGTCGTGAGGCTTAACGTGCTTCTGTCTAGAAAACATAGGGAATATGCTCTTAGAGCCCCCTGGTATGATTCTAGAGAAAAATTCACGTTGTATTACATCCTCGTCCCCACGCGCACGTAGTAAGGCTATTTCTTCTTCTATAGCCCGTTTTTTATGTGGTAGCTTGTTAATAGGATTGTCAAAAGTTGTAGCAATATGAACCGCAGCTGAATCATCTTCTTTACAGAACTTCATTAGAGCATTGTATTCTTTCTTATTTACTGCACTAGGGTCAGCCATTGTACCAATTACCACTAGTTTAGCACCGTGGGTTACTCTGTTAGGTCCCATTGTTCTATGAAAGTTAGGATTAAAGGCTTTAAATTCATCGTATATAATTAGATGAGGTGATAGTCCGTTAGCGCCCTCGTAGTTCTCTGAACCCATAAGCTGTATGAAAGAGCCATTCTTTAGTCGTATCATTAGATCACGGTTATTAGGTTTACCGTCTATATACTTGTCATCCATGTAATTATGTAAACGACGTACGTCCCATAATAGCTTCTTAGCCTGTTCTCTGGTAGGAGCTACGTAGTAGCAAGCCGAACCTGGCTTTAAAAGTGCCTGTCTCCATAAAAGATATACAGCCATTTCCGTCTTACCGAACTTACGTCCACAAGCGATCAATAATGTACCTTTATCTTCGTTAAAAAGGGGCTTCAAGGCATTTACTTGTCCTTGATGTAGTGCAGACTTAAGACCGACCTTAAGCCCCTCTGCGCGAGGTGCATTAAGTTCTGATACAATCTGTTTAAATGCCGCTTTAGTTAGTTTTGTCATAAGCTTTACTTATAGCATCCTTAACGTGTCTGAATGGTACAGTAACTCCAAAAGTATGTATGTACATATTCCCAGCATAGATTAAATTAACAAGCTCGCCTCGCATATTAAATACAGGAGAACCAGAGTTACCCCCGTAGGTTATAGCCAAAACAAAATTTGATAATTTACAGTCCATTCCCATAGGTCCTGGAATACATATCTCTATATCCTGCGCTATATAGTGCCCCCAGCGAGGTGTAAGGAATCCTCCACGAGGGTAGCCCATTACTAATACTTTTTCTAGTTTCTTAAATTCCCTATTAGCTAATCTTATAGGAGATTTACGTCTATAAGAAGTAAGTACACAAACATCGTGTTTAGCCGATTGATGAATGATCTTCTCAATAACGTCTCCTACCCTAATCTCATCATGACCGAACAAAGTAAGGCCATAATCGCAACAATGGTTATTAGTTACAGTAAAAGTACGTCCTTTGTAGGAAATAACGCTAGAAGAACAGTAGTTAGCTCCTAATTGGTCCCTTAAAGGCTGCGTATAAGGGGCATATTTCTGAATACCTGACTTAGATTCACTAATTCCGTATGAATAAGCTGGACCTATAACAAACTCTAATGAGCCCACACACATTACCGCTACAAAAGCGCACTTTACTACGCTTTTACACGCCTTTTTTACTATCTTACCCAGCATTTTCTTCCTCCTCGTCCTGGTTAATCGCTGCAAACGGGTCCACTATCTCTAAATCGACCATATCCGTTTCTGATACACTTCCATAGGAGGTATATTCGTCTGGGCTCGCTTTTGCTAGTTTATCCATTGACTCTAAAATCTTAGCAGCGTCCATAGCTTCTCTTGTAGAAGGGGCCTCTGCTCTATTTGCTATATTCATTAAACATCTTTTAAGGGTCTTGATTGCAGAACCTTGTATAGATGCCAAGTCCGCGGCACGCGAGGAAGTGATACTAGAAATAAACTCACTAGATAGTAAGTCCCTTTCCTCTTTCCACGATTTACGGACGTAATATTGTACAGTAGTACGGTTAACTTCCAGAATACGGGCTATTTCTGATACGGATTCAAAACCCATATACAGCTCTTTAGCACGGTGTAACTGTTCGTCGGTCATTGACCTCTTATGCTGTTTAAGCTCTAATTTAGTCTTGCTCATTTTCTTTCCTTATTATATGGCTTACAAAGACTTTTACAAACTTACCCTTGGCTATAACCTTATAAGGGCCTTTAGGTATCGTTCCTGCGGCTATTCCCCCTCCTGCACGCTGTGTCAGCACATGGTCAGGTGAGCCTGTAATTTCACATTTTATCCTATCAACTATTGGCGTCTTCAATTGGGGCCTCCTTGACCTCTACTCCGAAATTATCCAATAAAATGCCCACAGAAGCGTGTACCTTCTCTAGCTCTTCTGGAGTAACCTCGCCTTTTGCCATGTCTCTTAGTACCATGTCCATACCATAAATGCTCTTTAAGAGTTGCATTACAATAGCCTGGTACTCATCTGCAGACATTCTCTTATTTTTAGCAATCTGTTTAGCTATGCTCATTATTTCTCCTTGATTCTTCAGTTTTTAGTAGGTTCTCTATAAATAGGGCTTTTTCTATGATTTCATCTGACAAGTAGGCAAACACATCACAAGCCACCTCTTCAGTGTCTCCAGGGGAAATCTCCGACTGAGTGGACAAAAAACAAGAGGCCATAAAGCAGTGAAAAAGCTCATGCTTAATAACGCTAAGTTGTAGATTTTCTTGACAAAATCGCATAATGAAGGGTTCTTCTTCTACCTGGGCTAAAGTGTTCGGATAGCGAGCATTAAAGATACTTTTAGGGTATAAGCAAATCTTATACTTAAGTCCCCGAATGTCAATTTCGTCAATTGGTGTGTCAAATTTAGACTTCTTCTTGCTCATAGAATCCTTCTGACATTGCCTGTCAATGGCTAGGTGAAAATATACTATATCATATTGGTATGGTTCTTGCAATATATAAGAGTTTCTTATGGGTCCCTTACCTTCGTTGTCACTCGGTAATCAACCCTTATCAGGCCATAGGAGGGGCTACAAGAGGTGTTTAGAGTACTGGCAATACAAGAGGACCTGGCATACAAAAAGGGCCCCAGTCAAAGGCTGAGGGGCTATTTAGAGGGGGTAGGGGCTTAATGTCCTGTCCTTATGCAGGTGGGGACACACAACAAGCAAGACACGTGCCACTATTCTTTTGTGGGGGCCCCTTTATAGAGGGGGGCATGTTTTATGCTATTGCAATATTCGTACCAAGCTGGCTCAGTATAAAAGAAAAGCCATACCTAAACTGGCATGACTCTTGTATTGGCTTACTTGTAGCGCAAGCTCTTGGTTATATTGGTGAGTTTGGCATGGAAGTTGCGCACCTATT